TAGTTATCTCTCTGCGTTTGTTGACGGCATAGAACACTACACAAAAGACGATGGGCTCCTACATGTTAGTCTTACGCAGCATGTTACAGCTACTGGGCGTTTCAGTGGACGCAACCCTAATATGCAGAACATGCCCAGGGGTGGTACGTTTCCTGTTAAGAAAGTATTTGTGTCCCGTTGGAATAACAACACCTTTGGCATGAAGGGTAAGATACTTGAGGCTGACTTTGCACAGCTAGAGTTTAGAGTAGCAGCTCTATTATCGCAGGATAAAGTAGCGATGAAAGAAGTATCTACAGGTTTTGATGTTCACTCCTACACGGCACAGATCATCACTGAGGCCGGGCAGCCAATGTCTAGACAAGAAGCTAAGGCACACACCTTCGCACCTCTTTACGGGGCTACAGGCTTTGGTAGAACGAAAGCTGAGGCTCAGTATTACACACACTTTATGGATAAATACAAAGGCATAGCCAAGTGGCACAAGAAACTAGGAGATGAAGCCATCAATCTTGGTAGAATAAAGATACCATCAGGTAGGCAGTACGCTTTCCCTGATGTGGAGAGAAGGGCAAGTGGAACTCCAACCCACTTTACCATGATTAAGAACTATCCGGTCCAGGGCTTTGCCACCGGGGATATAGTTCCTGTCGTATTGTTGGAGATAGAGCACAGACTAAAAGGGTACAAGAGTATGTTAGTCAATAGTGTTCATGACTCTGTGGTGTTAGATGTGCACCCTCTGGAGGAGGATGATGTTTTAACTATCATAGATGGTGTAAATAGTAATTTAAAAAGTATAGTAGAATCGTACTATGATATTGATGTTAATGTTCCATTATTACTTGAATCAAAAATAGGTGATAATTGGCTTGACGTTAAAGATGTAGTCTGATAAAATTCGTTTCATAATTTAGGAGTAAACAAACGTGGAAAACAATTTAGCTATAATAGGAAAGTCCCCGTCAGATCTAGCCGAACTGATGGGTATGTCAAACGTACCTGCTAAAAGCACATCAGCTTTGGCAGAGATTAAACAGGTCCATCAGAATGTGATGGGTACAAAGGAAGTAGAGGGCGAAACTATGGAAGTTGCCATAGTAAAAGCCGGGGCTTTCTCTGTTACGTTTCCGGACGATACAATATATTACAGTGACAAGGTAACAATCAGACCTTTCATGCAACGCTTTCAGTTTCAGCGATATGATAAAAACTATCAAAGACCTGATGGTGGTGAAGGCCGAATGTTACGAACAGTAATGGCAACATCTTTGAATGGTGACTTGAAGGATAACTATGGGGGCTTCAATTGTGGCAGACCCTCTGGTTACGTCAAGGACTTCAATGCGTTGCCACAAGAAACACAAGAACTGATGAGAGCAACGGATAGGTTTAAAGTTCTCTTTGGTCTGTGTACACTCGACAAAGCTAAGGATGCTAATGGTAAACCTGTGAATGTTAAAGAGTTTCCTTTCCTGATGCGAATAAAGAACAGAGATAGCTTCAAAGCTACCACTGATATCTTTAATCAGATTCAGCGAAAGAATAAGCTACCCATTCAACATCTGTTGCATCTTGGTTCAGAAGTAAAGAGTATACCTAGTGGGGCTACTTACGCTGTCCTTAAGCCTAAGCTAGGTAAAGAAGTAGAGATTACCACTGACGATCAAGAGGTGTTGAATAACTTTGTTGAGTGGGTTGAGTCTATGAACTCCATAACTCTCAGTAAATGGGAGGAGCATAAAAGACCTGATGAGTTGTCCGATCAGGAATCTGATATTGCTCTGAAGATTGTTGAGATAGAGGAGTAGTAGATGAACCATCCTGCAGAACTGGCGATCCATTCTTTCTTACAACGAGCAGCAGAGGGTAAGTCTTTTGTTGATGAGGACATACTCGACACTGTTGCAAAGGATGTGAGAGATTCACTGGCCCGTCAGTTCTCCGGGGAGAAGAGAACTTTTAGACTTCGTATGTCAAACATTGGGCGTAAGAAGTGCCAGTTGTGGTTTGAAAAGAATTACCCTGGTGAGAAGATCTCTGACTCTCCTTACTTTCTTATCAACATGATATTGGGGGATATTATTGAGGCTGTTTTCAAAGGGCTATTGAGAGCATCCAAAGTAGAGTTTGGTGATAGTGAAAAGGTGTCACTAAAGCTAAACGATATGTCTGTTGATGGAACGTATGACCTTGTATTAAATGGGAGAGTTGATGACGTTAAGTCGGCTTCTCCTTGGGCATATGAAAATAAGTTTACTGATCTAGACACGCTACAGGGTAAAGACAGCTTTGGGTATGTATCGCAGCTTGTGGGATACGCTAAGGCTAAGGGGGTTCCTGTTGGTGGATGGTGGGTAGTAAATAAAGCAAACGGAAACTTTAAATACATTAGTGCTAATAGTGTTGATGTGGATAAGGAGATGGAAAAGATACAGAACACTGTAGACTACATTAATAATGACGAGCCTTTTGAAAGATGCTACGAGCCCGTGGAAGAAACTTACTATGGGAAACCTAGTGGCAATCTTAAGTTAGGCATTGAGTGCAGTCTATGTTCCTACCGGGAAAAGTGTTGGGATCTCCAGGTCCTACCTTCTAAAGTTTCTAGATCTGCTAACCCACCCCTTGTCAATTATGTAAAGTTAGCTGATGCCCAAGATACAATTTAGGAGCAAGTTTGAGGAGAGCGTAGCCAAAGAGTTACGCCTCCTTAAGCAAAGGATTCGATATGAAAAGATGTCAATCAAATACGCAGTGCAAATGTTCAGGGTCTATAAGCCTGACTTTGTTCTTAACAATGGTATTATTATTGAGGTAAAAGGGTGGTTCCGGCCAAGAGATAGAGTTAAACATCTCTTAATACAAGAACAGTATCCTGAACTAGACGTACGCTTTTTATTTCAGAACGCATACAACGCCATTAACAAGGGATCAAATACTAGATACTGCGATTGGTGTGATAAATATGGATTTAAATGGACAGATAAGGAGATACCGAAAAAATGGTTGACAGAGAAGAAGAAACGAATACAACTAGGAACACTGAACAAGTGGAAGTAGATAAGGTTAATAATCCACCACACTATACAACAGGGCGTATAGAGTGTATTGACGCTATGGAAGCTATGATGGAAGGTTCTACTGTTGCACCAATCGTAGGTAATTGGTGGGGAAATGTATTTAAATATGTATGGCGATGGGACAAAAAAGGTATACCTTTAGAGCAACTATATAAAGCTAGATACTATTTAGATAAGATGATAGAATGGGTAGAGAAAGAGGAGAAAGATGAAGTTTAAGATTACAGCAGAGGTTGAGATAGATGATGAGTCTAGCCATCTACCTGTAACCTGTGATTCAGCATCTAAGAAAAAAGAAGGTGAAAAAGTTATATCTGATATAGTAAAAGATCTTCTCTATGATATAGACGACATTGAAATTAACAGCATAAAGGTAACAAAGATATGAACGACTATCAAAAATTTATTGCAGTTTCTAGGTACGCTAGATGGCTACCAAACGAAAACAGAAGGGAAACATGGGAAGAAACTGTCAACAGATACGTTGACTTTATGTCGTTAAAGGTAAAGGGACATCTGCCTGTGCAGCAGATTAAAGATGCCATAACTAAACTAGAAGTTATGCCCTCTATGAGAGCCCTGATGACAGCCGGGCTTGCTCTGGAAAGAGATAACACTGCCGGGTACAACTGCAGCTATTTACCTGTAGATGATCCTAAGTCTTTTGACGAGGCTATGTATATATTATTATGTGGGACGGGCGTTGGTTTTTCTGTTGAGCGTCAGTACGTTAATCAGCTACCAGAAATACCCCAGGCAATAGAACAAGTTGATACTGTTATAAAAGTACAGGATAGTAAAGAGGGTTGGGCAAGATCATTACGCAAGCTAATAGGACATCTGTATATGGGAGAGTCACCTCATTGGGATGTGTCTGGTATAAGACCTGCCGGGTCTAGGCTAAAGATATTTGGAGGTAGAGCATCAGGACCAGGACCCCTGGTAGATCTATTTAACTTCACAACGTCATTATTTAAACACAATGCCGGGCGTAAATTGTCTAGCTACGATTGTCACAATCTAATGTGTAAGGTTGGAGAGGTTGTCGTATCAGGAGGCGTTAGACGTTCTGCTATGATTAGTTTGTCTAATCTTTCTGATCAACGTATGCGTCACGCTAAGTCGGGGCAGTGGTGGGAAACAGCACCACAGATGGCCCTTGCCAATAACTCTGTGTGCTACACAGACAAGCCCGATGGAGAAACATTCTTGAGAGAGTGGACAGCTCTGGTGGAATCAAAGTCAGGAGAGCGTGGAATATTTAACAGAATATCTGCAAAGGAACAGGCAAAAAAGTTTGGCAGGAGAGATGCTGACCACGAGTTTGGTACTAATCCTTGCAGCGAAATAATACTTAGACCTTATCAGTTTTGTAACTTAACGGAAGTAGTGATACGAGAGAAAGATAAGTTTGAAGATCTGAAAAGAAAGGTAACGCTTGCCACCATACTTGGCACAGCACAGTCTACCCTAACTAAGTTTCCTTATCTCCGTAAGGTATGGAAGACAAACACGGAAGAAGAAAGACTACTTGGTGTTAGTCTTACTGGGATAATGGATAACGAATTGACCAGTGGAAAGAAACATGGACTTGATAAAACGCTTGAAGCACTACGGCAGATCGCTGTTGAAACGAACAAGGAGTGGGCAGCAATCTTTAGAATCCCAGAGAGCACAGCCATCACCTGTGTCAAACCAAGTGGGACAGTATCGCAGCTTGTTGACTCAAGCAGTGGTATCCACCCTCGTCATAGTAGTTATTATATCCGTACCGTTAGGGGCGATAATAAAGATCCTCTTACTAACTTCATGGTAGATAGTGGGATACCTAGCGAACCTGATGTGATGAAACCTGATACACAGACGGTATTTAGCTTTCCTATGAAGTCACCTCGAAAATCAGTTATGAGAGACGATATGACAGCCATAGAGCAGCTACAAACGTGGCTCACATATCAGAGGCATTGGTGTGAACACAAGCCATCAGTGACCATTTCTGTGCGAGATGACGAGTGGATGGAAGTAGGAGCATTTGTCTTCAAACATTTTGACGAGATGTCAGGTGTATCGTTCTTACCACACTCCGATCATACTTATCAGCAAGCACCCTATCAGGAGTGTACAGAAGAAGTATACAATGATTTTAGCAGTAAGTTCGGACATATAGATTGGACTAAGTTTCAGAGTTATGAGAAGGAGGATAACACACAATCTTCTCAGACGTTTGCTTGTTCAGGCGACTCATGTGAAATAGTGGATATTACATGAAGCCATACGAGCAAGGATACAGTGTCTTTGTGAGAGGTAAACTCTCTGAGGGAACAAAGATGCTGAGAGGTAATCCCTTTCACCTTGGAAGTGTAGCTTCTAAAGAATGGGAACGTGGCTTCAATGCTGCGTATTATCGCAACTTGGGGAGGCGACATGACTTCAGCGAGGAGAGAAGCAGAAAAAGCTTTCAAAAAAACGGAGGTAAATATGGAAAGTGATATTGGTCTTGAAGATATGGCAAAAGAAATCAAAGAGTTGGAGGTACAACTTGCTGATATGAAAAAGGCTTATCGTGAAAAGAGAATGGCAGGTCTTAAATCTGCTATGGAAGCACGTAAGTCTGCCGATGAAGCTGTGCGAGAAGAGTTGAAAGCTCTTGGAGTTACAAGCTATTCATCTTCTTGGGCATCAGATCCATTTAAATTATATACCAAATGGTATTAAACTTAGGGGGAGCTTAGTCTCCCCTTTTTTTATTCGTCAGCGATATATTCTAGGGCAGCCTCAAGCATAGACACCTCATGCTCTGACATATCTCTTATATCAACATCTCTTATCTCTGTTATTTCTCTAGCTCTTTTTAGTGAAGCCTTTGGTTTTGAATCAAGCTTCTTCATTCTGTAGAGCAATCCCTCTTCACTCTTAGGTACAGCCGTTAGGTATTTTCGCATATTACCCTTAACTTCCTGCATCATCTCATTAACTTTTTTCCTTTTATAGTCAGCGTTACCTTTGACAAAGCTTTCATCTTTTAGTAGTAGCTCTGCTTCACTTTCAATTAAAGGCGCTAATACCTTATTAGCAAAGTTGTCAAACTCAGGTATGCCTGTGTACATCCCTGTTTTCCATTCAGGTTTATCAATCATACCAAACACAATGTTGGCAAATGTGCGTGGTTGTTTTACCCTTTGTCCTGTAGCAGACCTGTAGGGACTAGGATCAAAGATACTTCCCTCTCTTGACGCAACTCTCTTCTCTTCTCCGATAAGAGTTGTCTCTCCGTTAACAACACTAAGAACACCCTCTATAATATTATCTACGTATCTAGAACTATTGAGAGAAAACTTCTCAAAGCCACCTCTTGCAAGCCTTCTATCTATCTGAGGAGTAATATCATAGGGTGTTGTTTCTTGTGCTGCGTATCCTGCCAATGTATTGAACAAAGACAGTGGTCGAGTAAATCCTGCACCAACATTACCCAAGGTTGACATAACTCCCTCAAACATAGTTGGCAGTCTTCCTTTGAAGTCAGGATCGCTGTTAAATGCAAGTGTCAGTATTCTTGACAAGTCATTACCAAACTGAACATCTGTTGCTGCTTGTCCTATAGCAATCTGCTGATTAAAAGCCTGTACTAAATCTTTGTCTACAGTCTCTCCGTTCTTCATTCTAGCACCTATTCTACCTGCTATCATAAGAAGCGATAGGGGGAATGTGTTTGTTGTATCAATCACTTCCCCTGTGCCTGTTTCTAGCTCATTCCAATTGTAGCCTTTCTTAGCTTGCTCTTCCTGAAAGTAAATAGCAGAAGCTATGGCAGTAGTTCCAACAGCAGCTTTTGAGAAGGCTTCCATTGCGTCCATCTTTCTACCCTTCATCAATGCCACGGCAGACTCCATACCACCTGTAACAATGTTCCACTGATATGCCGTAGCCATGACGTTATTCATAAATCTACCAAACGGTAGCACAAAGCCAACGCCAGGAGTATTAGATGCTTGCTCTACGATCTTGGCAAAGTTACCTGCTATCCCACCAAAGCTTTTACTCTTTGTATAGTCTTCAGAGAAAACAGATCTTAGTGTATCACTCATCGCTCTATTCATAACATCTTCATCAATGTCTAGCAGATTACCCTCTTCTAAAACCTCCTGTAGTTTCTTACCCTTATTAAGCCTGAGGTACTTGTCTATGCTTGTCATAAACATCTGACTCTTTGTTAAGCTGTCTTGTAGGTTAACTAAGGATATAGTCTGAGCAAGGTTCACTCCCTTTTCTGTTACTTTAAAAGCCTTACCTTCAGGGTCAAAATCAAATCTCTTGGCTGTTCTTTCAATACCTCCTGCTAGAGTTTCTTTAAGAAGTCTGCCTAGCCTGTCGTCTGTCTTGAGTAACTGTTCATAGTTATCTAACGTGCTGTATGGATCTAATAAGTTTAGAAACTTTCTGCCCTGTATCCTGAACAAAGCACTAGCCTTTTGTGTGTTTCCTCCTAGCAGGTACATGCCTCCCTGCAGCACCTCTGCTACAGAGTTGGCTAGATAGTATTGTCCAAAGCCAAACACGTTAGCTGCTGTTGTAGCAGGAGCAGAAACAAGCATACGTTTCCATATGTTCTGTATGTAGTCTAGCTTACCTCCCTTACCAAGCTTAGGATCAGTCACACTTACCCTCTCATTTAGGGACTGAACTGTTCCCTCTATCAACGCTCGATCTAAATTGTTTTCAGTTCGTTGCACAGAACGGAGTATATTAGAGCCTTCATTAATTGTTCTTGCTATTCTGTTGCTAAGATTTGTTCTGAAGTATTCATCAGCCACTCTACCCAAGCTGACACCAAACTTATCTTGAACAATCTTTGTTATCTGCTCTAGTGTTTCGTCATCTAAGAAGCCTATTGCTTTTGCAAACTTCTGAGCATTGTTCATATTAGGACGAAACCTTGCCCCGGCTTTCTCTGCCATAGTAATTATATCCTCTGACAGCCCTATCTTAGCCCCATCATCAGGCTTTATGTGTGGATACTTAGCAGGTAAGTTGCTGCCTAGCAGTTTGTTATTCACAGGAACTTTGTCTAACTCAACAGGTTTTTTACCAAACACAAAGTTTAAGACATCTGCGTAAAGTATATCGTCACCTTGTTTCTTACCTGCCTTGACCATTTCTTCAAAGCCTGTGTAATCAACCTTATTTAGTTCTTTTATTCTATTTAGATATTCTTTGTTAAAGTTCTTCCTATTTTTGTCAGACATCTCTTTTGCTTTGACTTTATTAGCCTCAGCAATTTTGTTTGCTACACTGCCTGACAATCCTCTTTGATTTGCTGCAGGTATCTTAGTTGCGCCATATATGGATAGACCTGTGCCTAGTCCTGAGCCAAGAACAGAAAAGCCTGTCTGCAGGTAGTTAAAGTCTTCTCTAGCTCCTGCTTCCATTTCAATAT